AGGCGAGCGGAGCCACCCGGGTGTCGCGCACGTCCAGCGCCCCATTGGTCAGGTTGCACGGCGGGCACCAGGCTTCGCCATTCTCCAAAATGGGGGGCCCCCCGTGGCTCGCGGCCCGGAGATGCGCGCAATGGAAGCTGTCGAACGTGATGGGCGTGCCGCACCGTTGGCACGTCCCGTTACTCCGTGCGAAGAGGAGGCGGCGGTCCCCGGGTTTCCAGTTGTGCAAGCGGCGAGACGTGCGAGACGACACAGGTTGGACTCCTTTGACGAGCAGAACAAGGGGCCGACCCAGGAATCGACGTGCCTGCGGTAAATTGATAGGAGCTATCGATTCGGCCTGTCACCGCAGTGCCGATTGAGGGCGAGAAGCGGGCTGTCTGCCAAAGGATGGCCCGCTTCGATTAGATCACCATGTCTCTCGATTTCCGTCAAGATGGGCGCGACGCAGCTGCTCGCACGCGCCCAGTGCCCATCGTCGGCGAGCGCGGGCCGTCCCGCGAGCATGAGTAAGGTATGGCATCGCCTCGCGGCTACGCGAGTCTGGAGCACGACACGATCATGGCCGACCTGCTTAGCGTCGTCGGCGTGCTCTACCAAGCGACGAAGGGCAAGCCGGGGCAGGGCGAGGCGCCGTGCCCGATCTGTCGCGGCGGCGTGCTCCGCTTCTCGGTCCTGGGCCGGCAATCGGTGATCGTGGCCTGCACGACCGACAGCTGCGTTCGCATCACCAGCTAATGCCCGACGACCCGCGCGCCGCCATCGACACGCGCCTCGGCGTGCTCACCGGCCTCGTCGCCGTCTGCGTGGCCCTCCAGTTCCTGATGCTCGGGATGCTCTGGATGCTCTTCTGCGCGGACAGCGGGTGAATACTCCGTCGATCTCGAGTTCGACGGAGTATCGCCGTCCTTTCGCTGCCAGCCCACTCAATTCCCATTTCCTGAACTGACGACAAATCGACAGTCTGAAGATTTATCGACACTTCGTTGTGGCGATTGTGATACACCTTTGGGCGTTTATCTAAAGTAGAGCGAAGTAGACCGCGTGGCCCAAGGGCGAAAGACCGGAGGCCGGACGGCGGGCACCCTCAACAGGTCGACCGCGAAGCTCAAGACGCTGCTCGACGAGGTGTTCGACGAGGCGTTCGCGTCGCCCACGTTCAAGCGGACTCTGGTCCGGCAGATCACGACGCTCAAGATCGACCGGACGCTGCTCACGACGCTGCTGCACTACTACGCGGGCCGTCCAGCGCAGGCCGTCGACCACACCCATCGGGGCACGCTCACGCTCGCGGAGCTGATTACGGGCGCGGTGCCCGACGCCGAGCCGGAGGAATGAGCCATGCCGCTCAGGAGCAAGGACAACGGGCCGGAGCTCAAGCCGGGCGACTACGTGAAGATGGAGTGGGTCATCTCGCGGGTCTATGACGTCGACGTCGTCCAGGTGACGCGCAGCGGGGCGGCGGGCCGGTCGGCCGCGTCCCCACAGGTCGTCACGGTGCGGATGGGCACGGGTAAGTCGGCCCTGAAGCTGCTCCCCACGAACGCGCCCTTGGCCCCCGGCACGCGCTGCCTGCTGCTCTGGCGGGTTGCGCAGGTGTATCCCTCAACCGGCACCGTCCTGGTGCAGCGGAGTGGCGCCAGTGCGAGTGGGACGCCGGCCGTCCCGGCGACGGCGCTCGTGACCGCCGGCGCGCTCGCGTCCGAGCTCGAGTATGTCCCGCCGGAAGATGTGAAGCCCCCGCTCCCCCTGGCCGCCGGCAGCGCGGCGCCGCGGGTGGGCGAGAGCTTCGAACCGGCGCTCGTGGACGCGTTGCCCTATGGGTTCGAAGTGGGCGCCTACAACTGGGGCGACCAGGCGGACGGGCTTCCGTCGCTGACCGCGCTCGAGCCGACGAGCGCGACGATTGGGGACCCGGGGTTCACGCTACGCGTGCTGGGCGACAAGTTCACGGTCGCGACGACCGTGCGTTGGAACGGCGTCCCGCAGCCCACCACCTTCGTGTCGCCGACCGAGCTCACGGTGCCCGTCGCGATGACGGCGGCGCTCGAGCCGATGGAGGTCACCGTCGACGTCCAGCAGGGCGGCGGGCCCATCAGTAACCCGCTGACGTTCACGCTCTTGTCGATGGCGCCCGTGGCGGGGTGATGTGGGCGCTGCTGCTCCTGGCGCTCGTGGCCTTTGAGACCGAACGCGTCGCGGCCGCCAAGCTGGCGGCGTGGCGCGAGCCGCCCTATGGGGCGTGCCGGTTCGTGCAGGAGCAATTCGGGGCGACGCCGGACCCGTGGCAGGAGCAGCTGCTCATCGCCTTTGCGAATCCCACCATTCAACGCATCTCGCTCCAGGCCTGTGCCGGCCCCGGCAAGACCTGTGGCGAGGCCTGGTGCGGCTGGTATTTCCTCGCGACCCAGGCGAGCCGCGAAGGCACCGGCTACGAGCACCCGAAGGGCCTCGTCACCTCCATCACGGCGGTCAACCTGCGCGACAACCTGTGGGCGGAGCTCGCGAAGTGGCAGGCGCGCTCGGAGTTCCTGCGGACCGCGTTCACCTGGAACAAGGAGCGGATCGTCCAGAACGAGGCGGAGGCCACGTGGTTCCTCGCGGCGCGCACGTGGCCGAAGAACGGGACGTCCGACGAGCAAGGCCGCACGTTCTCCGGGCTGCACGGCAAGAACGTCCTGGTGCTCATCGACGAGTCGGGCGCGATCCCGCCGACCGTGCTGCGCGCCGGCGAGCAGGCGCTCGCGAACACGCACTTCGGGAAGATCCTGCAGGGAGGGAACCCGCTCTCGCTCGAGGGATGCCTCTATGAGGCCGCGGTGCGGCTGCGTCACCTGTGGCACATCATCCGGATTACCGGAGACCCGGCCGACCCGGAGGCCTGGGTCAATACCCCACGCGTGCAGGTGGTCGCACCCGGCCAGCAGTCGCCGCGCGCGTGGGCCGAGGAGCAGATTGCGACCTACGGCCGTGAGAATCCGTGGGTCAAGGCCTACATCCTCGGCGAGTTTCCGCCGACGTCCATCAACACGCTGCTCACGCTCGAGGAGGTCGAAGCGGCAATGCGGCGCGAGCTCATCCCCGACGACTACCAGTGGGCGCAGAAACGGCTCGGGGTCGATGTGGCGCGGTTCGGCGACGACCGCACGGTCATCTTTGCGCGGCAGGGGGCGAATGCGCGCGTGCCCAATTCCCCGGTCATCATGCGCGGCGTCCCCTCGACCGACATCGCGGCGCGCGTCTTCAGGGCGAAGGCGAAATGGCACTCCGAGGTCGAGTTCATCGACGACACGGGCCACTGGGGGCACGGGGTGATCGACAACCTGCGCGCGCAGCGGATCGCGAGCGCGACCCCGGTCGTCTTCCACGCGCGCGCCATCAATCCCCGCTACCGGAACCGGCGCGCCGAGATGTGGCTCGAGATGGCGGACGCCATCAAGCACGACGTCGCGCTGCCCGCGCACCTGCCGGAGCTGGTCGCCGAGCTCACGACGCCGACCTACACGTTCGGGAACGGCGTGTTCCAGCTCGAGGAGAAGGACCAGATCAAGCACCGGATCGGCCGCAGTCCGGACCTCGCTGATGCGCTCGCGTTGACGTGGGCGCAGCCGGACCTGCCAGGCGAGGTGCTGCAGCGGCTGGCGCACACGACGCAGGGCATGGTCGACATCGACTACGACCCGTATCGGCCAGGGGTGTGATGGCGCGCGAGCTCCTGCACGACGGCTGGCCGGTCGACGAGCCGAAGCTCAGACGCCTCGTGGGTGACGCGCAGGTCGAGGCGTGGCTCGCCGAGGGCGTGTTGCGCTACGGGGAGCCGGAGCCAGTGCGGGTGCTCGACGCGCCCGCGGAGGCGGGCCAGGGCTCGTCATCGTTGCCGCCCGGCCCTGGCGGCGCGAATGCGAACGGGGGCGGCCGATGACGCGGCGGAACGAGGAGCAACTCGGGCAGGCGCTCTTCTCGCGGCGCGACGAGGGGCCGCTCGAACCGGGGAACATCGACCTGGTGAAGCAGCCGCGCGTGAAGAACACGGACGGGTCGACGAGCACGGTGCGCTCGATGAGCATCAACGAGGACGGCGTCGAGATTCTGATCCCGACCGTGGCCCACGACGGCCGCGGCCTCCTCAGCGACAAGGACGCCATCGCGCAATGGCACCGCTCGGGCAAGCACCTGGGGAAGTTCCGCACGGCGGCGGAAGCCACCCGGTACGCGAAGCAGTTACACGACGCCTACGCGCGCGGGGACTATGAGCCCTGAGCGGGATCGGTTTTCTGAAGGAGGACGTGATGCCGGCATTCGTGACGCTGAAGCGGCGCAATGAGTCAGACGTCGACCAAGGGCC